TAATTAATTAAATATTATTAATTAATTATTATTTTATTTAATAAATTATAAAGATGGATAAACCACATGTTAATTTTACGTTGGCAGAAATGCGAGACTATATCAGAAAGATGAAATTAAACGTTAAACCAATTACATTAAATTTAAATAAAGCAGAAACAATAGCGACATTAAAAAAATTAGATCATTGGGACGCTTCAGTCAAAAAGAAAAAAAGAGTATCAAAAGATATCAAGCAATTTAAATCAGCAGAAACAGCATCAAAAAAATCAACAATAAAAAAAGACGACGCAGTAAAAAAAGCATTTGATAAATTTGTTAAATTACATTTACAATATATCGATACATTTAATGATATGGGATTAATGAAATTAAAAAAACAAAAGAAAACGCCAAAGATGGTATCGGACATGTCTGATGAATTAATAAAAGAGATGGACGAACTACGTGATACAATTGATCCCGATAAGATAGTTGAATTAAAACTAATAACACCCAAAGTCATTGGAGCACAAAAAGAATTAAAAAAATTAAGTAAGAACGTAAAATCAAGATATCAAAAGGTCAAATAATTTAAAATCATTATAAATATACCTAAATAATCTCGTTTTATTACTATTATAGGCTATTATCATAAAAAATTTTAAAATTAGTTATATCTTTAAGCCATTATTATAACGATTATAGATTAATAATCTATGTTTATTACTATTATTGTGGTAATTTAGGCGGTATTGTGCCAATTGTATATAGAACGCGGGTTTTATTTTGTTTATCTCTTAGATATGTCTTGAATACTTTTAGTCTGGGACAATATCGCATTGACATTAGTGTCCATCGTTCCTTGCTCCATACTTTATCTTTGTAATAAATATATTGCGGGCACTCATGTATTATCTCGCCGTCAGGTGGATCGTATATTGACGGTGGATCTGAATCAATAACTTCTATTTCATTTCTTGTTACTCCAATGTGTCGCAATATATCATCATGTGTCATATCGTCATACTTTAATTTATAATATCGATAACTACTGCGTTTTGAATGTTCCGTTTTACAATCGAAAGGATTCTGTAAATCTTTAGTTCTCATAATATTATATATCATAAATAATAAAATAATTTCAAACGCGTTTATTAATTTTAATTTTTATATAAGATAAAATATATTAAAATGTTTCAAAGAAATTATTTAGAAGGAAAAAAATCAGAGACAGAATCAATTGACCAACTCTCAATATTATTTGATAAGCCATTAAAACAATCAGAAGATATCTTCAGCCATTTCGATTATTATGATGACAATATATTTGTTGAATTAAAAACAAGAAAGAATATAAAATATATAGATGATAAATTTTATTTCAATGATAAACAATTAGATACTTTAATATTTGATGCGGTAAAGATAAGATCAGCATTTCAATATAACAAAAGAAATAAAACAAATAAAGAATTCTATATGGTGTGGAAAATTCAAGACGATAGATATTTTTATTGGAAATTAAATTGGAATAAAAAAGATTATTATTTAAATCAAGTGTCGGCAGATTTCGGACATGCTACCGAACAAACTCGCGACATCGTATATGTTCATACTTGGGCAATTCAAGAACTTGTAGAATCATCCACTTCTTTGGTCTGATCGCCATCAATCATTTTGTCAGGATCTTTCACATAGATGTTCATCATTGTCTCGGTGCTGTGTCCCGTCTTCTCAGCCATCTCTTCCATATCTTTCTTAACTTCTCCGAACTTATCCGACAATACAATATGGCGCATCATTGTTGTTGATATATTTTTATTTAGATATCTTTTACTATATTTTAAAAGCATTTGACTGGCGACATTTGCTGTAATTGGATTACCCGTAGATGTTGTAAATAGTGGATCATTATTTTTTTTATTAGTTAATTTAATATACATTCTTAATAGCTTGGTTAAATCTTTTGGTGAATCGATTAATTTCTCGCCATATTGTTTTGATGTTTTATATTTATTATATACGAAAAACATCTTGCCTTTCTGATTCACTAAATAATTATGTTTCTTTTTATCTTCTTCTTTTAATTTATTATATGTTGCTTTATTGATTAATGTCATGCCCGCAAAATCATTTCGAGTTGGAATTCTAATTAACATATTATATATGATATACATCATTAATAATTCGCGATCTTTTCCAGTCAATTCCTTTTTTGTTTTTAGATTCTTTTCTTTTATTTCATCGGCCATTGTATCAATCATCTTTTGTATCTCTTCAAGCTTTACGAAATTTTGTTTCTGTTTCTCTGATATCTTACCAGCCTTTTGTTCGTCTTCATACTTCTGATTTAATTCATCACGGAGTTCTCCATACTTATCAATTAAGTCATTAAATTTATCATCTTCATTTAATGCCATGAGTGTAATGATAATAGCATTATATGTATTCCGAATACTTGTAAATTTATTATCTTTAATTTTATCATACACATCATCTGGCTCAGAAAGAAAAGCATAACCATCGGTATCAAACAATTTTTGTAACTTCTTAATTAACAATAAATATTGTTTAACTGTCGATTCTTTCGCGTTTGGTCTTGATTCTTCAATATCAGATTTTAAATCATCGGTTTTAATATCCATATTATTTATATAATAATATATGATTATTATTTTAAATGAAAAATTATTAAAAAAAGAGATTATTTATGCGTTGAATACTTCAGTGTATCCATCAACAATTCTTGCTATTCTTACATACTCACAGAAGCACCGAAGAAGAGTTGGTTCGCCGACCGGGAAGCCACCCGATAGATGAACTTCAAGGCCACGCTGTCCGACACGTCCGTTGCTTAGTCTTGTCGATAGATAGAAGAAACGACCCGTTAGCTGGTTGCGCTGGTTGCGACCTTCTAAATCTTCCGTAGTTATACCACCGGCAGCACCTTCTCGCGCATATTGCTCCCGACCCACAAATGGTGGCACTCCTTCAGCATGAGTCGTCATCGAGAATAGACGGGCCGTGTTGTCAATATCCGACGAGAATTCAAATCGGTCATTATATCTAATATTATATTTGACACCCCCGCTTTTACCCGCTAAGTCACGCTCCGGGCTCAGAGCATTAAGACCACCAAGAATTGTGGTCTCCTTCGGTGTCGCTTCTGGAACCGTTACAATAACACGGGGCACAAGTCTATTCGCCATACCAAGATTGCGAATTACACCAGATGCTAATGTCGTAGTCGAAACCGTCTGTTCAATCTCACGATAATCAACAAAAGTAAATGACATATCCTTATTGGCGTCCGCAAATCTCGCCATTTCTTGGCCAGTTCCATAATAGATATAGTCCGCGCAAAATTTCAATTCATCCCGTACAATATGTACTGGCTGGTCTGTCGTGTCACCCGAGACGAGCTGTGCTCTCGATTTTACAGTTGGCATGAATGTCAGCTCAATGCTTATCTGCTCTTTCATTAGATATAACGGAAGCTGTTGCGTCTTAAGGAATGGGAAGAGATCCGATAAATCAATCGAATAACTGGGGCACTGCTCTAATGCCGCACCTTCACTAAGAGCCCAATCCGGAACAGCTAGATCACCAAAACCCGGTTTGCCCGTATATTCTAAACCGTTATCTAATCCATGAACCGACGCCAGAGTTCGAGAGTCGGTATCATATCTGAAGCCATTATTCATAAATCGACCCGTGGTGAATTGCTCGCGTTCTTTATTATTCTCATTTGTAATTAGAGATGATTTGAAAGCATGGAGAGCATTCCACGCATCAACTTCATTGATTGTCTTATTTCCAATTTTTAGTACTGCTTTCTTTACAACTTGTCCGACACCGACGTGGGGCGCAAAAAAGTATCTAGTCCCACTAGTCTGCGGGGCTAAAGAGCAAAAGATTTTGGAATGGCTATGAAGAAAGCCTTTATTCTGTAGAGTGAAGCGAGCGAAACCGTCTGTCTCTGTTCCACCTTGGGTGAATACTACCGGTTCGAGTAAATCGGTTTCTAGTTTCTGTTCGTAATTCACAGGAATTTGATCTAATTTAATAAAGTTGGGGATGTCTTCTCCACCATCATATTCAGCAAGTGAGTCCATAGTTTTTTTATAATATTAATAATATAATAAAAAAGTAAAAAATATAATTAAAAAAGTTAAATAATATAAATATCATTATCTGTAGAATATATTATATGTTGTATAAGTCGTTTGATTTATTCTTCTTTTGCTTATTTTAACAATATCTATATTCTTACATTCGCAATGATATTAATATTAAAATTATAAAAATAATAAATGATAATTAATTAAAAATCATCACTGGACCAACTGGACCGACCCACCGTTATATACTAGCCGGGCACGGGCTTTGACAAAGATGTAAATGCCTTGCGGGTTATCCGACTTAAGATTCGATTCAATAGAAACTCCGAATTGTTCCGTGCTGAAATCTTCACCAGCTCCGCCAAGACCGTATTTAACGCCAAGGCCATATACCGAACCACCTTCCGGTATTAAACCGTAGCTCGTCTGAGTCGTAGCAGAATTGACCATGTTATAATCGCGATTACAATTCGCTGGGCTCACACTGTATCTCTCATATGTGTAGTCCGGTAGAACAGAGTCAATAAAATTATTGATTAACTGTGGATCAACAACCTTTGTTGCCGCATTCTCACTATCCACAATATTGGTTACAAAGTCAAAGTCGGCCGGGAATTTAGTTCCACCCTTCAGAAACTGTACCCGAGTAATCGGCGCTAAATCCGTTATAGTCGTACCATCACCCGATAGCTGGACAGTGGCTTGACCATCTTGAGTTAATGTATTAATATTAGATACTGGAACAAATGTCATAAAAGCAGACAGTACATTCCGTAATGCTAAATTATATTGAATCTGAGCATTGGTAGAATTAATAGAACTATAGAGACTAGTAATCGTGTTGAACTCATAGACACCCGAGCCGGCAGGAGCCGACATATCCGCTGGCATATCCGATACTTCACAAGTTAAGAAAAGATTTGATAACTCGTAGTGGGCGTCGCCAATACCAGTGGTAGATGCGTTCTGATTGTATAAAACATTAGAGTCCGGCTGTAATAGCATTTCAACAATAATACCACCAAAGGCATCGGCTCTTAAATCTACCATATTACCGGAGCTAAGAAAGCCACACGGAAGATGTGCCGAAAAACTATTTGTCTGTGGAACTGCTCCCGGGCTCTCCATAACAGATTTACGGAAGGTTTCAGCATTGGGCATAATTAGACAAGTTTCAGCAAGATGTCCCATCTGGTCTTGAAGACTAGACGTCATCGCCATGTAACTATTCATAAATTTGGAATAGTGGCGGATATTCTCACATATTAATTTGGAACGCTGAGAACGAATCGTTAATGATTCCATAACATTAAAAATGCCAAGACGATTATTCATCGTTACATTGTCTCCCGTCTGTAGAGCAGTTGGAGTGCTTAGATTGTTTTTAAATGCCGCAAAATTACCACTGACACGAATCGTGGATGGGTCAAGAAGTCCTTCTTGGGCTGAGATGGTGAATGATAGCATGGGGAATCCATTCTTAAATGAAATCTTTCCATCGGCTGGGATGTTATCCGGGCGAATCTGTACATATCGAGATGTGGCGGTGCTCATTATTTTTTATAATATATATATTATAAAAGTATAGAATTAAAAATAAATAAAAAATTATATTATAGTAGATAAATCAAAAATCACTATTGGACAACTTCAACGCCCCCATCTTTGATGATTAGTCGGGATAGATGGAATACAAAAGAATTAAACAGCTTACCAACCGTTGGAGTTAATCCCGTCTGATATTTCAGAACAACGGCTAGGTCTTTGCCCCGCAGGTCCATGACACCTTTCTGTCCGCCAGCACTAAAGCCACGACCAAACACGAAATTATCAAGGAATGCCGAGAAACTCTTCGGTGGTATTCCCGAATTGTCAAGAGTCTTTTCAAGCTCGAATAAATGGAACGCATCAATCGACTTTTTAGTTGCTATTTTTTTAACAGATATTTCGCGACTTGGAACACGCATCCCATCAACCGTATATTGAATGGATGATAGCTCATCAATAACACCCGTATATTGGCATCTGTTATTAGTCACACATGTATCTTGTGTGCTCTTTCCACTTGGAGTACCCGCAACAGTAGAAGCAGATGTTCCGGATATTACATACGTTTTAGTGCCAGATATCTGCTGGCCCGACGTATAGACTGAAGAGTCCGTCGGTATAACAAGTAATGATTTAGCTCTGGAGTTCTGGGCAAAGATTTGAAAAGTAGTTTGTCGATCCGATGCTAATATAGAATGCTTATAATTAGTTGTTGAATAAATATCAAATTCAATTGCTCGACCATCTCTAACTTTCTGTAGCATTCCTTGTTCATATGCTGGGTCTAGCTGAACTTGACTGACAATTAGATTTACATCCGATATCTCAAATGACGCATCATATGTCTTATCCATTACAGCGGTTGAAAATACAGAGAATGCGCCCGTTACAGAAGCGCTAGAATTATTAGTTACCGAGGCATTAAATCTCAACTCTATTTCACCATTAGTGGCACAGGCATTGATATTAGTAATAACTGGCTCAGCCGATAGCGTCGTAAAGCTCGAATTATCATCAGTTCTAGCAAAACCAACAGTCTCTCCAACTACGAATGGACATTTAGCCACACGGTCAGCGCCACCGAGACTATTGTCGGTATCCAAGAATACCTTATTTGTTTCGCTACCAGAGCCAAATACATCACTGGTACCATCAATCGATTTGAACACTGGATTGAGTGTTAGTTTGCGATCACGGAGAACCGAGTCAAGCTGTTTAATAACAGCCGGGCCATCATTCAAATCAATTTCAATATACAGACCACCCGTCATCATAACCGGGAAGATAGTCTCGGAGTTGGCGAATATTCCAGTATGGAGTGGGATACACACTTTCGCTTTTAAGAAGTCAGAGTCTGAAAATGTCGTGCTCTGATTGCCCGACGTCTGCTTGAAATATGGATTCGTCATCGTATTCGCCATCGCCGACTGAGTACTCCCAGTGTCACCACGATTGGCTGGCTGATGGACACTTGCTCCTTCTCTTAAGGCCCGCATATTCTCTAAGCTCTGGTCTTTATCATAATCATATTTACATGCTACGTATGTATCATACGCATTAATTTCTTCAAGTAGATTACCACGAGTACCATCGTAAATTCTAATATTACGAATTAGAATTGAGCCACCCACTTTATCAAGCTGTAGGCGGGTTGGAATGGTTCCGGCTGCCGCGGGTAGTTTCAGTTTCACATTGAAATCAAGATAAGATTCACGGCCATCCATAAACTTGGTGGATGGATCAACGAACAGCTGGACCTTCTGTCCCGGGCTGTAAGATAAGCCATTCTCCGATGGTATCGACACTTTAGTTTCTCCAACTTTGACAGAGTCATCTGCGCTCCAATATAGTGACATTAGTTTTTTTATATTATTTAGAATATAATAATTGAAAATGAAAAATAAAAAAAAAAGTTATTGGACATCTCCGATAACTGTCGCTTGTGCCGCTGGAGCAGATACAAGCGATACTTGGGAATCTGCTTGCTGTTGTTTTAATTCGTCGCCTTCTTTGGATTCTTCTTTTTGCTCACCCACTTCATCTGTAGCAGCTGACGCAAGATCTAACACACCCCCAATTAATGCTGCCGGTGGGAATATTAACCCCGCAACATCCGCAACCGATCCACCAATTTGTAGTAAGTTGCCGGCTTTTTCCCAATTATTATTTCCAGCAATTCCACCCGCTTTTATATCTTTGTATATATCAACTCCACCAACTGCCGCAGATAATAAGCCGCCGCCAACTTTACCAGCGGCACCAAGAACGGCGCCCGCTTTCTCTCCCAGAGTCGATGATTCCTTTAATGCTCCGGCCGCGTCTTCTTCTAGATTTGCGCTAGCGGGTGGTTGAATTTCTCTATTACCCAGTTTGATTGTTGCTGGTCTTTCAGCTGGTGGGCCACGGGCTGCAACTGCTTCACGCTGAGCATCTGCCGCATTTGCCGTCGGATTAGATTTAGTATCTGTCGTTCCAGAATCGAACCAGCGATCGCCTTCGCGCCATGATTGAAACTTTTTAATTTTATCTGGCATATGAGACCCAGTCCATAAACCTTGGGCAGTTTGCTGTGCGTCTCGAATCTTTTCAGCTGTTTGCTTTGCTCCCATATTTGTGGATAATTGGGTGGCAATATCTGTGTTGTGTTGCTGTATTCTATCGTTCAAATCTCTCACGGCTTCCCGTCGGGCATTGCCCATTGCGATTGCTTGTCCATTGACTCCGTAATGATCCATTTGTTTATAATGTAATAAATAAAAAATATATAATTAAAAATTAATTAAAATAATTTTTTATCGCCTTCTCCGATTAATGTTTCGAATCTGATATATGCTCTGGCCGGGTTCTCTTGAAGATCAAGATATAAGAAACTATATGGGGCGTCACCAATAGCTCGCTTATACAAATCCATAAATATATTTGGGAACATGTCGCCAAATTCTTCAGATATTTTTTCTAATTCTTTATTGTTTTGCTGCTTCATGATTATCACATCGGTTGCATTGTTTCTAATTAATCCAGATACGGCACGGAAACTCTGAGTGGTGAATGCTAATAAATCAATTCCATAATGTCGAAACTTTGTAGCCAAGAATGACACTTGATTGGTTTTTTTAAAATCTTTTGTTAATATATCGTCTAATACTACGGCCATATTTGGGCGGTCTTCTTCATCATATGCTTTTTGCGATTCTACAATATCTGTTATCATTTTATCATTATAGTGATCTTCACAATCAAAGAATTTATTTAATAGCTTGCCTTTCGGGTCAGCATTTAATGTATTTGATATTATTTTTACTGTATCGAATTTATCTTTATACATATCGGGGTTACATAATAAATTAACTACTAAATTGCTTTTACCTTGTTTCACAGACCCCACAATTAATAATAGCGCCGGTGGGGCTGGTAGATGTGGATGAAGGTCTGCGTATCTCGCATCTTTGGGTGGATCTCTAACTTTAAAAACCTTGGGTGGCGACTTATCTGCTTTAGTTGCTTTTTTAGGCATGTATTGTTTTTATAAATATATATAATAAATTAATTTTATTTTATTATTTTACAATAAAATTGTCGGGGTTAATATAAAACGCATTATCTTGTATTTGTTTATAGACTTGATTCACTTGTGGTCTATGGCGATTAATTAACATTTGACATAGTCTCTGAGCCATCTCCGGTTCATATCTTGGCTGTCCCCCGAGATTCAAATGATTATATTGCTTGAGCCAGAATCCACATTCTTTTCCATATACATGATACATCCAATTATCACAAAACCAATTTTTAATTTGTGGTGGATATACCCAACCGAATATATTTAAATGGTTTTGATGAATTAAGAATTGAGTCGGTATATTATCATTATTACTATATCCAGCAACATATCCCACATTTTGGTTACACCTTAGAACATTAATAAATTTTGGTAGCCAGTCTGGGCGTTTATCAAATTGGATATCATCTCCACTAATTTGAAAATACTCATGACCATCATTCATTGCTTGAATCGTGAGTTGTGTCCATATCTCGCAGGGGTTGCCTTTGCTATCTTGGAATGGTACCCATATTAAATTCATATTATTAAATTTAGTTGGTAGTTTCATATTACTATATAATTTATCGTCGTGATCATATCCAATATATACATCTACTTGATAGTCTCGTTGAAGTGCGCGAATTGATTCTAACATAATATTATATAAATATGTTGATTGTAAATTTGGCCAGTCTCTGCCTTTACTCGTAGTCGGTACGCAAAATGCTATTTTCTTTTGTGGATTATATTCTGGATATTGAAATGACAATTTATTTAATGGATATGATTTGAACAAACTATATAATGTTGTTTTATCATTATAATTAATTAATGTTTTACCGTCTGGAATAGAGTTCGATAATTCAACCCAGCTATTTAAATGTACCGGCTTACCATTTGGTACATTATAGATATCACCTTTTTGCTGATAAGAATTGAAAAAATAATTTGGATTATATTTTGGTGTGCTAGTCATTATTAATGATCCGTCATCTTGCTTTTTACATTCGGGAATAAATTCTGTATAGTCACAATCGAAACCGGCCATTGATACGTGGTCATAATTATCGAGTGCATAATATACAGCAATGTTGCCAGAACCCCACACAACAATATCATGATAAATAGATGATTCATCGCGTTTTAAATCTTCAAAAAATAATACGGATCCATCTTTCGGATAGTCCGGCCAAATATTTTTCATTGTTTCACTTACAATATATCGATTACATTTACCCTTCTTAACAAATGTACATATTGATTTATTTCTTTCACATACGGTAGTATCGACATATACATATGTGTCGGGATACCAATCGATAGTTTCCCAATATCTAAATGCTAAGCCCGTGCCGACTGTATCATATTCATTACGTCGAATAGATTTAAAATCATATTCATATAAACTTCTACCATTTCCAAATACTATACAAGATTTCATATTATATAATATTAATAGATTATTTATTTTAAATAAAAATAATAAAAAAAGATTAATAGCAATTATCATATGGATTAAATGAACGGCGGGGCTGGTTGCGATTCCCCGTTAGTGTATTCATCAGTGCGGCTTTCTCCGCTTCTATTTTTTGTGTTTCTCTTTTCTTTGCTTTTCTATCCTTTCGCAATACTTCATATCTTGCGATGGCTTCAAATTGTGCCCGTGCGAGATCTTCTTGAGTAAATAGATGGGCGGGCTTTGCGGGTTCAGACTTGGCAACCGGAGCTGGTGCTGGGGCGGGCTTTGGCTTTTCTGGCTCGCTGGCGCTGTCTCCGTCTAGTTCTTTTCTCATCTTCTCTAATTCTAATTTCTTTTTACGATTCGACAATTCCTTTGTTTCTGAATCTAATTTTTGGGCTTCTTCTTTCTCTCGTTTCTTTCTCTCTCGTGTCTCGGCAGCCTTTGCGCGCATTTTCGCCATATGCTCTGGATTCACTTTACGCTTTGGTTTATTGGGATCGACTGGTTTTTTTGTTCTTCTTGTTGGTTTGGCATTATTAATTTTAGATTCTAAATCTGCTACAATCTGTGATGGGATGTCTTCGAAGATATCATTTGTTGGCTTCGCTTTTTCTACTTTTGCTGGGGGCTCTTCTATCATTTCTTCGACGTCTTCATCATCTGAATAAATAAAATTTGGATTCTCTTCACCGGTTTCTTGATTCGTTGGCATATCTTCAGGGGCAAAATCAAACATGACTCGTGGAGGCTGTGACATCTTATATATATATATTATAATTTATATTTTTTATATTATTAAAAAATTTTAATAAAAACTTTACATTAGTGATTTTGGCTTTTTTCTAAATACTAAACATACAATACTTTGACCCGTTAGAACGGTGGCATACTGCTCGTTGATATAGCTAAATGAAATATCAAATTCATTGACATTTAATGGTGCGGCATTATTCAAATCTAAATATACTAGAGTTGATGGGTCGTGTGTTAGCTTACCGGTCTTATCTTCAAAGCTTGTAAGATGTGCTAATATCTTACTTTGATTGCCGACCATAGCATTTATTGAATCTTGTCCCAAATTATTTAATTTTACAAAGAGTGAATTTTTGGATCCAAATACTGGTTGATTAATAGATTCATATGTTTGAGATAAGGCGGATTCGGCGGGGACTATTGGCGTATCAACAATTGATCTACTGAATCCCAACAGCTCCGTAGCATTGGCACCGGAACTGGGTTCATATAGATTAGATTCCCCCAATACTAATACAGCACTAGCATTGATTCCCGTACCACTTGTGCTTAGATATGAATAAGTACCCGATGCCCCCGACGTCTGATCACCATTCATATACCGCAAATCAACTAAGCGGGATGTTTCATCTAGACCAAGTATTTTATTATTCTCATACCATCCACCGCCATTCTCGACCGTGGGGTCATATTTAGTAATTGGCACCGTATCGAAGGTACGAACGCGCATAGTTGATGATGTGTTTTCATCTTTTTTAGTTCCAATCTGTAGAACCGGATGTAAACACCAGCAAGATTGTGCAACCGGTTTGAAATATGATCCCTTGGGCTGAGCAATATCGAATTCTGTCACCAATCGATAATCCGAGCCATCATATAAATGTAGTGATATTTTTTCATTTAATGCCGTGAATCTTACACGCTGTATTGCTGTTGTGTCTGGTTTTCCATTGGGTGCGTCGGTTAAATCAAAGCGCCCCGAACCCTTATAAATTGAATTAGTATTTGCCCAATATGAAACTTCAGATATTCCATATCTTCCATTGGCTTGTCGGCATCTATTAAATACAATTAGTTTGCCTTCATGACATCTACCCACTCCAAAATCCATATGAACCATTCCATTGGGTGGTGATACACTTGATCCATCTACTTCTCCGAATCCTTCCGGTCCGGCTTTAGATACATCATATGAAGGCTCCCAAGTATTCTGTCCATTTGGATTATTAACCCATCGAGACAATCCAACATACCATTCAACTTGTGAAGCATTCGCATTTGCTAGTGCCCCACCTTCATTTATATCAACTTCAAATTCACCGAATGCTAATGATAATGGCTTTTCGATATTAATACCCGCGGCTATATCATAATATTGCGCCCCTTCAGTTCTCTGAAATACACCAGTGCTACCAGTGTATGTAAAAAAACTAGTCGTCGGCTCTTTAGCATACTTTCCAATATCTACATACCATTGCTTGTAGCTGTTATCAGTGCTGGATACGGTATTTACTTTATCCGCTTTCGCATGCTGGTCATATTTAATATCATAACCGAGAAAATCACCGGCTAATATGGCGCGTTCGACAGTTGTTTTTTCTTTGAATTGTGGATGGTATGTCCCCGCTCTCATTCTCTGTTGAACTCGATCCGCAAAATCGGTTGGATCAAAATCTTCATATTGGTCAGTATCTGTTAGCCTTACGAGCGTTGGCCATGATGTGGTGGCGTCTATTCCCGATGCGCTAGCTTGATTAAAAGATGTACCCGATGCCGATAAATTCTGACCCAAATATTGATAAAATTTATTTTGATTACCCCCAACAACTACTCGCTCTGGGATATTCACTTTACATGATTGAAGTGCTACTTGACCATTTTCCGGTATCTGATATGTGGATCTTAAATTGTTTCTAAAAGCCCACGGCTTAGAGATAGAATTTTCACTTCTTACTTCTGCGCCGTCTTGTGGTTTATTGGAGCATACAACGAAAGACATTTATTGTTTTATAATTAGTCTAATATTTTAATTTTAATTGAAAATTAAAAAAAATAAATAATAAATTATAGATGCCCACTCCAAATTATAGACGCGATTTACAATATGATGTCAAGAAAGATATCGAACCCAAAAAACCAAAACCCAACCAAATATTTGAGATGCCCACATCTAAGGATAAAACGGCAAATAAAAAAAAAGCGAAGAAGAAGACAAATAAAAAGAAAACAAAAGCTTCTAAGAGTAAAAGTGATTATAAAAAAAGTAGTTATTAGTAATCGATTGGATTATCGGATGTCACACAGACGGGCAATTTCACATATATTCAGCTCCCGTATTCTTTCTTCTTTTTATTATTATTATTATTATTATTATTAAAGAATTAGTCGGTTTAGTTGGTTTATGACGAGAAATTAACACACAAAGTGGTAATTTCTGCTAACGCTATCGTCATAAACCAACTAACCAACTAAATGTGAGATTTTGTGCCACCTAAAATTTTAGTTGGATAGTATCAACGATCGAGATATTTGTTCCACATAATCTTTGCTTCTTCTAAATCACAGAGAATGTAACAACGCGCGCCCTTGATTCTCTTTTCATTTAGTTGTAATATCTTTTTGAATTTAATCCAAAAATGGGTTTTATTAAATACATTAGAATGTGATCCCGTGCAATTCTGTGTATATGTGTGATACAAACTGTTTTTGTCTTCCCATTCGATCTCGGCATCATCATCATGCCACACTGTATATACTTCTCCGTCAATCATATCTTTTACAAATAATTCTACACTGTTAAATGTTAATTCTTGCTGTTCCTTGAATAATTCAGAGCGCTCGAATTTGCGTGGATTGTAATCGCTAATATCAACATTGTAAAAATAGTCAGCAAGATGTTGAATGTCTGTATTTCTTAATTCATCATAGTAGTCATCATCATATAATTTATCAGAACATTCGATAACGTTGAATCGTCTATCCTTTGGAGAGATACCAACAATATGATCTTCATTTGTAGTAATAATACAATTAGCATAATTATTAATAGTATATGATTTAGTATGCTTTTCATTAATTGTAATTTTATCATCCGTGATAAATTCTTTGAATGCTCCCGTAAGTTTTTTATCATACCACATTCCGGTCTCATCTAAATTGACTAACATTTTTCCTTCAGCATCTCCGTTAAAGTCACCAAGAATTAATTTAAAATTAGATAAACTAATAGCATATTTATCACCCATAATTTTATTGAATAAATCAATTACAGATGTTTTTCCAACTCCGGGAATACTTTTTAATACTAAGCAAATACCATTTTTATTACACGGTGTTTGTATCATTTGTGCAAACCATCCAATAATATATTTATACGTAGTCTCATTACCATTAGCCCAAATATTATATATGTGATCTAATACGTGTTGGACTTTTGACATATCGCAATTGTTAGTATTCTTGTAATCGAATCCATCCCAAATGTTATATTGATACTCTTCACATTTGCCGGATGGATCGAAAATAATTTCAGTAATGTCGCGACGGTCTTCATGTGTTATCCATATTTTGTATGGGTCAATTTCTTTATCATCAATTGTAAATTTTTTATTTGACATAGCATCAATAAATGATTGTTTCTTTTGTCTTAATAATCCAGATTTCCGAAATGTGAAATATTCCCCGGACGGCTCATAAAAAGCATGACGTTCATTCATAAATTCAATTAATGTATTTAATTTATAGTTTTGTTCATATTCATTCTTACACGGATAATCGACTGCATTCCATTTTAATAATCTCTTGTAACTAACTAGCCGCTCGCGCTCATCATTGAATGAATTGTATTTATTCATTAATTTCATCATACCACAATACCCAGAATGTTGTTTGCTATACTTATTCCAGATATAGAAACCATCATCGGAGCCATCAAAATTATTATAACATATCATACCCAGTGTTAGCCAATCATTGTAATTATCTAATCGATCAAGAATCTTTGTAGATTCAATATATTTAATTAATTCATCATTGGTACATTTCGCACATTCTTCGGACTTTGTCAAGGGCTCGCCTTCTTCGATGATATCTTTTACTACATGATTAATAATTAATTTTTTAGTTTTTTTATTTGTAATATCATTACTTTGGATGATGTGACACTGTGGAATAATTGCCATAGTATCGGGTTCTTTTTTTCTGGTACTATCGCCTGGCTTATAATTATAAATCATTCTAAAATTACGACCATTTGTATATACTGACTTATCAAATAATTTGCATTCGGTATTGTCAATATTAATGTTATATAAATTGTTTGAGATATTATATTTTGCTAAATCTTCCATCGATGTATTATATCCATTAACAACCATATGAAAAGAAACAGTATGTTTGTTTTTATCTGACTTAAATCCATGACTCGAACTGATAGCGATACCCGATGTTTCGGGATATAATTCCATTAATTTATTTTTAGCTTGTGACATAATTCTATTTTTCCAATCATCAATATTGTCACACAGAAAATCAATATCATAGAACGGCTTAATATCTGAATCATTATTTAGCCATTCATGATATGTGTGTCTATTAGATTTTGAATCACTAATAATATTATTAATATCATCAATTTGTTGTATGGGGGAATTATCGTATCTGTCGGAATTGTCAAAAATTCGGAAATTCATTTTCATATATTATATCTTATATTTTATTTTTATTATTTGAACTTATTTTTTACTCAAACACCCTTTATTATTTATATATTATAATCCTTATATATTAATACTATATATAAATCAAATTAAAATTAAATTAAAAAAAAAATTAAATGTTATCACTTTTTAAATAAGTTGTTTAATCTTAGCTTTTAGTTTTTTATGTTCGTGACATGCGCTAGTATATGCCGCCGTCATATCTTTCAATTCTTGTTTTAACGTTTCATTTTCTTTTATCATTTTACAGCGTAAATCATATTCTTTATCAAGTTTTTCATCTCGTTCTTGAAGATGACGTTTCAATCTACTAATATATGGAATATAGTAATCTTCGATTCTATCTTGATATGCTATATTTTCACTTTGTAAATCGGAGATTTCGGAACATAAGTCATCATTTAAATCAGCAAGTGCTTTATTATTAACTAATCGTTCATACTCATCCATTGTAATTGTTACGGTGACATTTTTTAATTCCGTAGTATTCATATTATTATATATATTTATATTTATTTTCTTATATATAAATTCAATTTCAATTTCAAATTAAATTATTGATTAAATATAACGGCATTATATTTGTGTTCGACTGGATTCCATCCTTCGTTAGAATTTAAAAGGAATGGAACAGCTGTACAGCCTTTGCCTTTTTTATCACTTATTACATCATCAATACATAACAATGAATGTTTTAATCCTTTTTTATAATCAGCTTTGACCATGTCTAAATGACTTTTCCAGCTGTTCTCGTCTGTCAATTCTACATCTAATATATCGGTGTATTTGTCGCGTCTTTTTTTTGTATGCCATTGATGATCATAATCAAAACCATCTAAATATAAATAATCAAATGATTCAATGCCCTCAAGATAATCTTCACCCTTGCTTGTCACCGCTTCATAATTAGTAAAATTTAATTTCTTTGCTTCAGCGTGTACATTTGCTGAGCATTCCGGATCCATATCAACTGATATTAATTTCATATCATGTATTTTACAAAACTCCATAAAAAAACCGGTTGAATTCTGCCCTTCCATATGTTCGCGCACCGATCCAATCTCAATAATTGTTCGGTCTTTAAGATTCATAAAATCCGATAGCATATGTTCTTCCAATAGTTTGTGTCCGTGGTATTCCATTATATATAATATATCTAGATTATTTATTTTAAATAAAAATAATAAAAAATTATAGTTTTTGGACAACACAACAATGTCCAATTTTTTTAATGACTTTAATATTTGAATCCTTTTCTATAATTTCATCAACACCCGATTTAACTCCCGGCCATGCGACATCATCATAATTGTCAAAGATAATATATTTATCCTTTTTTACAAATTTAAAATAATTATCATAATCAGCTATGACCCCTTTATGAGAATGATCACCATCAATAAATAATAAATCAATTTCTAAATCTAATTTTTCAAACTCTTCGACGACATCTTGCGACAAACCCTTTATTAATTCGTATGGGTGATTGTGTGGATTGTTTGTATCTAGATTTGATTTTACAATATCTAAATGTTTTTTTAAATCAATTCGGCGGTGTGGGTCAAAGTCTTTACCGTAATATCCAGTGAATGGATCAATTCCAATAAATTTACATTCTTGTGGATCTTTCATTTGCTCGATAATCGATCCACCATATAATACTCCAATTTCAACATATACCCCACATTCCATCTCTTTTTTAAAATCCATCATATATTTAATATGTGGCGAATTACACATGACTCCAATCATTTTATAATATACTAAATTATTTTTTTTATATTATCTTTTTTTTAATTTAAACATTTTCGCATATTTATTTATATTAGATTGTAAAGATGTTGATTCTCCCCATAACAAATAATAAGATAGATAGCCCGGCTTCATGTAATCCCCAGTCGATAAGTCAGTCTTATGACGTGTTCTATATTTATCTCTGCGTGATTTGTCTCTGTGCTGGGTATAGTCTTCAAAGCGTTTATCGCCGAATTGTGATGTTTTTAATTTCTTGCCGTCATCGCTATAAAAGATCGCTTTCCACTTCTTGTTCTTAGCCGTACCCGGTTTGATTTCGAATGATACCATGATTAGTCTATATTATTTATTATATAATTATTATTGTATATTAATAATTAATTTAATTTGAAATTTATATATAAAAAATAAAATATAAGTATATATAAATAAATATGGACTCATATATCCACGAACAAACTATTGAATTAAAAACACAATTAAAATTATTAAATGAAAAAAGAAATCAAATCAAATATGATATGAAAAAAGATAAAGAAGAATTCAAAGCAGAAAATCGCGCCAGACAAAGTCACCATTATAAAAACAATCCGGAATATCGACAAAAGAAATTAGACAACTATCATAATAATAAACAATTATTTAATTGGAGATGTGGATACAATAAATATAAACGTCTTGATAGACTACCCGAATATATCGAGCGTTGGCCTGATAGATATAAATTTCTATGTGAGTATGACCCGGCAAGATATACTGTATCAACGCCGGCCCCCCTGTGATTCTTGCTGAATTAATTCGTCTAATACATTATATGTCACTTGTCTCGGCTTTTGAATTTTAAATAACACAGCAGATTGTTCGGAACACCTAGCAAAAGAGCCATCGGGGTCGTGGATGCTCACAGTTATAGACGCTAAACGTAATGGTTTTGTAACAGTAAATT